GTGTTGGCTTGCAATGTAGCGAAGATTTACCCCACTCCTCGATAGAACCTGGCGTGGGGGGCCGTGTATGGCTTGTACGAGGGTTTTGACAAAATGTCTGTGAAGTTTGCCTAACAAGGCTTGGTCAAGACCTGTAGCGGTCTGTGGCGATTAGGTTAGTTTCTTGTTGCCTCTACTGGCATTGCACTTAGCATGAGCAGCAGCTAGTGGGCTACTCGGGTCACCTGGAATCAAGTGATCAGCTTGTATCTCATTGCGACTGGCGAATGGCTGCTGGCATAGGTGGCAGTGGGTGGCGGTTTGTTTGATAGCCCCCGCCCTTTTTTTATACCCGTAGTTGTAAAGCAAACGCTTCCTAGCCTTGCGTTCAGGTGTTTCTATTCTTGGTTTCTGTTCTCTTGGTTTCTTTTCCAGCCTGCAACCTTCGCAATACTCTGACCTTGCGGTAAAGATGGCCTTGCACTTGAGGCAGGGCTTAGGGAAGATTCTCAATCCTTGCCCCAGCCTTCACCCTTGAATGTAATTGCTGGAGCTGAGTCGTAGGCTCTTGGCATTACCTTGGCACAGTTGATGCAGATAGGTTTGTGTTCCTCGTCTGCTATGCCTCTGATGATTGTCAGGGTCATCCCACAGTCGTTGCACTTGTAGTCGTAAGCTGGACTCAAAATAGTTTCTCCTGTTCAAGTAGTGAGGCTTCTTTGTTTCTTTCGGCAACTATGCGCTCGGCGTGTTTTAGTCTGCCCTCGATGATTGGCAAGTATTCCTCGGTCATCTCTATCCCGATGAAGTCAAAGCCCTGCAAGATTGCTGCCTTGCCTGTTGAGCCTGAGCCGGTGAACGGATCTAGGACTGTGCCGTTAGGTGGGGTGACTAACTTAATGAGGTATTCCATAAGGCTTGTTGGCTTGACTGTTGGGTGGAAGTTTTGCTTAGCCTGGTTAGTTCGGTTGCGTGGGTTATCTCCACCAACACCATCGGCTAGTTCTCTATCGCTGTGCCGTTGAGCATCTAGTTCCTCAAGCCCCTCGTTCCTATCACGCTTTGATGCTTTAGCTACATAAAAGAATCTTGATGCTCCACCGCTATCCTCTAAGCCCCTTAACTTGGGCAGGTCATCGCCCCAGCCACCTTGATAGCCTGAGTTGCTGCCACCGCCTCTAGAGTGAATCGTTGACTTAGTTGTACCACTCTGCTCATCTAGTAGCTCTGCTGTGTAAGGGTCAAGGATGATGTTTGCTGGCCATCTGCCTGTGTGTTCTTTATAGCTTGATGTATCGCTTCCTCTGTCTGGTTCTCCCCCTGCAAAACTGCCTTTGGGTGCGTTATGTGTGGAGATAGTTTCGGTGCCGATTCTTGAGCCATCTATGTTTAGCCCACCTGTGCCCCACTTGAGGACATTGTTAGCAACTGTTGGGGCCACTTTTTCTACTTCTGGCAAATTAGCTGGCCACTCAAAGGTGCCGTCAGATAGTTTGTTGATGTGGACAGTTGCTAGAGAGCCGGTAAGCCCAGTTGCAATTCCAGCAAAGGATTCGATAACCAGGTGGGAATCCTTGCCGTCTGAGCTGGTTCCAGACCTTGCCTTTGGTTTGTTTTCTGTGCTTTGATCCGCCCCCGTCAATGTGGTCAAGTGTAAGGAATGTTCTGTCTGATTCTCCACAGCACTGACAGATTTCTCCGTAAGCTGCAAAGATTTGGTCTTTAAGTCTTTGGCTAGACTCTCTTGCAAGTTCCCTAACTCGCTCTGGGTTTCGTTCACTAAACCTTCTGGCTGACTCTCGATAAAGCTCTCTGTTGTTTGACCTGTGTTCTGCATCCCTGATTCGCTTACAGGCTTTGCAGATGTTTCCGCCGTTTTTGGCTGACTTGTTGAGCCAGAAGTCTTGTTCTGGCTTTGTTTCACTGCATCTTTTACAGGTCTTGTCCAAGTGATTTCCTCTTGTCCTAGTTTTTTGAGTTCATTCTCAATTATACACCTAACAGCGATTTCACCGCCCAAGGGTTTTCTGGCAACTATCACTGGCTCAAAGGCTGGCTTTAGTGCTGTTCCCCATCCTTGCCATTGTTTAGCTTCTGGTGTTGCTGGTGCAGTAATGTCTAGCTCTACTGGCTCGGTAATTCCACCTGGCACAATTCCATGACCCCCAGAATCAACTGACTTGGTGCCTTGCTTCTGCCCAATCACTTCACGCTTTTTATAGTTCTCGCTTTCGACTGTTCTCTCTGCAACCAGCTTTTCTATGTTTTCTGGCACTTCTGGCAAGTAAGGGCGTAGCTTGTCAAACAGCTCGGCTGTGGCAACAACTGGCTGATCAAGTCTTAGGTAATGTGAGCCAACATCTGACTTACCAATGATGTTGTTTATTTGTTGTTGCTTGAGTCCTGTGGTTCTCATCCAATGCACAAACTCTAAATCTCTTTCACGCCTCAGTGCTGTCGCATCGCTTTTGTCAATCGCCTTGCTAATGTCCATTGACTTTGGGAATCCAGAGCCGTAAAGCCAAGCGATGTTGTCCCGAATGTCGAACCCTGCATCCTCAATCGCTACTGCTACTCGGTGATAGGTGCGTGTCCCACCAAAGCTGAGTAAGTGTCCACCTGGCTTTAGCACTCTTAGGCATTGTTGCCAGAGTTCAACAGAATAAGCAATACCAGAGCTGTCCCACTTCTTACCCATGAAGCCAAGCTCATAGGGTGGATCGGTGACTATTGAGTCAATGCTGTTGTCGGCTAGGGTTGGCAAGATGTCTAGGTTGTTGCCATGAAGTATTTGGTAGGTCATCTCTCTTTTCCTGCAACTTAGAGTTTGTAAACAGTACCTTGAAAGTGGACCTGCTTCTCTAGCTCAAAGCAGACAATGCCGGTTGTGCTTTCGCTTCCTGCTTTCAAGCGGAACCAATCTGAACCTGAGTCGCTAGTGCTCGCTTGCACCCAATACCTAGATCCACCATTGCTTGCTGGGGCTAGTTCCTCAACTCGGACATGGTGAAAGTGACCGCTGACAAAGGTGGTAAAGGCTGAGATAGGGCCCTGTGAGTAGGTCTGCTTGATAAGCCAATCAGGTACTAAGTTAGGTCGGGCAGCTTGATGGCCATGAGCTAGGGCAAGAATGTGAAACTCATCACCAAAGACATCGAAGGCTAGTGACTCATCGTAAGGATCAGGCACAAGGTAATTGACATCCATGCCTAGCTCGGTGCTCAATCGCCTTAGCTGTTGCAGGATGACAATGCCAACATCATCAAGTCCTGGCTTACCGACTGCTTGGCCATTCACTCTCCACTGGCAATGGTTAGACCCAACTGATGCGTAGGTCACCGGTGCGTACTTGTGAGCAATCTTGATTAGGTCCCACAGTAAAGCAGCAGCTAGATCCTGTTGCTGAAAAGGTGAGAGATCATTTGATTCAAGTTGAGCCATGCTCGCCTTGTTTGATACTGACTCAATCATGTCCCCTGCGTCAAGGATGATGACCTTTTCATAGTTGCCCTGCTTAAGCTTTTGCTCGATGCGTTGGTAGCTCTCAAAGACTCTAGCAATTAGGTCTTGGGTATTGCCCCTGCTTCCTACTTTGCCGACTTGATAATCGGCTGGGACAATGACAAAGGCCTTGCCCTGTTTGGTTTCTTTTCTGACTGGCAACTTAATCTTTTTTGCCTGAGCGTAAAGCGTTGGCAAGTCAATGTCTGCCTCTGTCTTGTTGCGGAAGTTGAACCGCCAGCTAACCAGCCAGTCCCCACCCTCTCTTTGTTGCCATCGAGAAGTTCTAACAGGCCCATAAATCTCGACTCTCTCAGGATCGAAACCTTGGTCTATTAGAAACTGGGTGAAGTCTGGCTGGTCGCCGGTTGTTGGTGGGGTTGTGGCTTGACCGCTTGTGCCATCGAACTCCACCGCTGGACGCCAATCCTTCGGGGCCGTAATCCTTGGGGTTGGCTCTAAGTTTTCAAGCATTGCAGGTGCACCTTTTCGCTCGGTGTTTTCTCAAAGGTGATTCGCTGATTAGCAAACCCCTCTTTGTAAGTGCCTCTGCCAAGGTTAGCGTTGGCCAATCTGGATTGTTTATTGCCTGTTTCAGTATCTCTTGGTCTTTAGGTTCTAGTGTTTGCATTAGAGTCCTAACCTTACAAGCACCAATCTTGGTTGGTGGTTCTAGCCCTTCAAGCATTTCTGCCCCCTTAGTGTCTGCCTCGTGAGATGTAAGCCTTGACAAGTCTGCCGATAAAGAAGTGAAGCCTGTACCTGTAATAGCGTAGCTGAAAGGCCCAGTTACTCCTCGCTCTTATCCCTCTGTGTTTCCCCATTGTCCCTCACCGCCTCGATGATTTCGACAATGCGTTCTAGTGTGTCTAAGTCGGCTGTCATGCTCAGGACTGCATCCTCGTGGATCTCGAAGATTACTTGCTCGCTAAAGAACTCCAAGGTGTCATGGTGTGAATCTCTGTATCCGGCAGCGTAGCCCTTGTACCAGATGTCAACACTTCTGCGTTTTAGGGCTTTTCGCTCGTAAGATCTAAACACTTCCACCTCTCCTCAATCTCGTTGACTATCTTGGCTAACTCTGCAAGCTCGATGCTCAGTAGCTCTAGCCTCATCTCTATTTCCGCCAGTGTGCTGCCCATTGGATGCCCCCTAACTTCATTTTTTGGTCGAACTTGTATCGCCCCTCTATCTCGTCAACGATGTCTGAGAGTGTGGCCTGTGGGTGATACTCGATGTATTCCAGGATGGCTTCACGCTCTTGTCGCTTGCCTTGGCTTATGCCCTGCTCGTACTCAGTCATGGATAGTGCCCTCTATCCTGGCAATCACAAAGTCAAGAGCGTTGAGCCATTCCTGACAGCCATGACAGGTGCAAAGGGTTTCATCTTTTGTTTCTGCCAGCAACTTGATGATGTGCTGTCGCTCATGCCTGATACCAGAGTTGAAGGCTCGGACTGTGCTGGTTGCAATGATGTCCTGTAGCTCGCTCACTTTTGTTTTCCTTTGATTAGCTCAATAGCAGTTAGCCAAGAATCCCTACCTGCCATCTGTGTTTCTAGCAACTTAATGATCCGTTCACGCTCTCTTACAGTGCCGTTAGCATAAGCCTTGGCAACAGCTTCTTGCCTTTTCTGCATTTCTGTTTTGGTTCTGGCAACTTTAGGCATCTCAGCTCTGTTGGCTTTTGCCCAGTCAAGTTTGGTCACATCTCCACCTTTGGTCGCTGGTCAATGGTGTGTAGCTCGTTGAGGATCATGTGTCCGGTTGCAATGTCAAGCACCCCTTCGATGCGTAGTGCCTCGATGATTGACCAGGTTGCGTTGAGCTGGTCACGCCTTCCCTTGTTGTAGGCAGCGAGCTTATCTTGTGGAATCTGAGAAACGGCTATCTGTATCAACTGGCACCCCCTCGATTAGGTCAATGATGATTGTGATTGCTTTGGTTGGCTGAGGGTAGGCAGCTTTGATAAGTCGCAACACCTCATCCTTCATTAGCATCCGGCCCATGTGTATGCCGTCAGACTTTGCTACTCCAAAGTTGTATTGGTTCGGGTTGTAGTCCATGACTGCAAACTCGATTGGTTCAGGATTGTAGTTTGGCATTTTCTCTCTGTTCTATGTAGGTATCTGCGATGTAGTGAAGTAGCTCTAACCTGGCGATCTGTTTCTGGATGTGATACCTGTTAGTTTCTGGTGTTGTCTTTGCCTCGTATTCGGCATTGGTCCAGAGTCTTGCATCCTCAAGCACCTTGACAAGTTGTTTGTTATTCATCTGGCATCCTTGCGAGTAAACCAAAGTGCGATGACAAAGAAGTGGATCGCGATAAGGACTGCCCCGATGAGGTAGCCCAGATTAAAGCTGTATTCCTGAATAGCTAAGACCATCCCAAAGGACAGCAGGATGCTGACTGTAAGTAGCCAACCTCTCATTTTGTATCTCCTAACCGGCTCCCCTTGAGCCATGTCTAAACTCTATACCTGTTTTTTGAGTTTTTTGGGAGATTTTTAGGTTTTTTTGCCTTTTTCGGCGTGTCGGATTAGACCCTTAGTTGAGGGTTTTGACCTCGATGGTGGCCCCTGGTTCAATGCCTATTGCATAGAGCTTTCGGGCTGAGATCCTGACAATTCGGCTGTCATCTACGACAACCCCTGAGTCTGTGAGGCTATCCCCGACTGCCCTGATCAGCTTGTCTAGGTCTGGGCTGACAGTAGGCAATGAGCGTTTGACTGACGCTGGCTTTGGCATGTAAAAGTTGACAATAAGCTCACAGGGTTCGTCAATGGGTTCCCAGTCGGCTGGGAGAGTTGCTAGGGCTGTCTGGGTTATGGCGTTTCGCCAAGCTTTGTGCTTCTTGCTGTTGACCTGGACTATCCGGCCCTGCATGATTGCGTGGCTGCCTTGGCTGGCAGGATTACCTACAACGCTAAGGCTTACCTCTGCCATAAAGTTCCCATGCTGCAAGTATGGCAGCTATGGCGTAGAGAGTACCGAGGACTAGCCCCCACCCAGCCAAAGGGCTAGTGGTGTTTAGGGATAGGTTGAATAGCACTCCTGCTGTTAGGGCAGGGACTAGCCACCGGAGTTGTTTTCTCAAAAGGGCATTGGCTCGCTGTGAGTCGGCTCAAAGATGCCCTTGATAGTTGCGATTGGGTCGGTAGGTGTGACCTGTGGGTTGTTTATGCTGACCTTTATTGACTGCTTGGCCTCACCCTCTTTGTTGGTCCAGTTGTCAATCTCTGAGCTGTAAAGCCCCTCGACTGCTACTGTCTGACCGACATCGAATAGACCTGGCTGCTTTAGCCAAACTGTGTATCTCTTGTTGATTGTTTCGCCGGACTTAGTTTCATAAGCCTCGACTACTTCTAGCCCCTTGCCTTCGTAAAACACTCGGCTAATGGTGCCTCTTACCTTGATGCTTGCCATCTCTTTTCCTTATCTCTTGTTGATTGTTTACTCTAGTGGTCACCTAAGACATGATTGGGGTTGGTGCAGTCGGTGTGGCCACAGGATCTAATGCCAGGTAGGACCGGCTGGCCATCAAAGATTGGCACAGTGAGGGTTGCCTTGTCAAACTCGCCTTGCCAGGGGATGCACTTCTCAGAGCCGTACTTGATGACCAAGGCTCGGTGCATCCGGCAGGACTGGCACTTGAGGTCTTTCCTCTTTCGCTTATGGGTGTTGACCTTCCAGGTAGCACCGCATCGGCAACACAGTGCCACATTGTCATCCACGCCATAATCTTAGCCTTCGACAACTCTGGCATGGTGACCCTCGAACTTGAGCCACGCTTTATTTGTGGTGCCATGTCGGTTCTTAGCAACATTGAGAATCATCTGGGAACGCTCCCACTCCTGGTCACCTTCAACTTGCTCGCGGTGGAGCAAGATAACGACATCGGCATCCTGCTCAATGCCACCTGAATCTCTAAGGTCTGCCATGTCAGGCTCCGAGTTCTTTCGTTGCTCTGGTCCTCGATTGAGCTGGGCTAGAGCAATGACCGGCACTTCGAGATCGCGAGCAAGGTTTTTTAGCCCGATAGAGATGTCGGTAATCATCTCATAACGCTTACGGCCCTTTTCTGTGTCCTGAATCAAGCCAAGGTAGTCAACGACAATCGCCTTGAGCTTGCCGTCAGACTTCACGCTGTTGGCTAGTGCCCTAATCTGCTGGATGGTCTGCCCTGACTTGTCATGGATGGCAAGCTCGTGTTTGGTCTGTCTAATTGTTTGAGCTATCTTTTGCCACTCGTGATCTCTAATGGTTCCCTTCTCAATGTTGCCGAGATAGACAGAAGCTTCCATCGCGATGATGCGGTTGTAGAGTTCTGCTTTGCCCATCTCGAGGCTGTGGAACGACACAGGTCCAGTCTTAGACAAGTGCCAAGCTAACTGCACACCAACGATTGTTTTACCCACGCCTGGTCGAGCACCGATGATGTAAAGGGCACCTGGTCGCAATCCCCCGATGATGTTGTTGAGCTGGTCCCAAGGTGTCAGCGGATAGTTGCGTGGCTTGTCTAACTCGTCAAGGTAAGGGATAAGTTCGTCATCAACATAGCTCGGCTTGACTGCAATGTTTCGCTCAATGATTCCGTCAATGCTTTTCTTAGCCTTCTCCATTACCTCTGCAAGGTCAGAGTGCTTGGCTGTTTCACTGATTACAGCAGCGGTGGTGCTCAGTCTGCGTCTAGTGCTTTCCTCGACAACCTTGCTGGCGTAGAAGTTCACGCTGACAGCGGTTGGGGTAGCAGTCACACAGTCATGCAGGTAGCTGGCAAGCTTTGGCAATCTAGCCCCGACTGTCACAACATCTATCGGGTTGCGGTGCAGCTTCATCTCGAGCATGGTCTTGTAGATAATCTCGTGGCTTGGATCTAGGAAGTCATCCGGTGCCAAGGTCAGGTCATCGAGTGCCTTGCCGTTGGTCAGCAGGATGGAGCCGATAACTGATAGCTCGAACTCACTCATGCCATTTACCAATCTTTAGCTTTTGTAGGGGTTTGTTTTGTTCTTCTGGTTTGATGCCTTGGAAGTCCATTGCGTTGATTAGCCAGTTGCGATAACTGGCGTTCCAGTCTTTCCTACTCTCAGCTTTTGAGGTGTAGTAGTTGATGAACTTAGCAAGCTCTTTGGCGTAGTTCAAGCCAGGGTATTTGGTTGGGTACTCGTCAATAATCTTTTGAGCAGGTTGCCAATCATCTGTAATTTTGCTTGCTTTATTCTCTTGTTTATTCTTAGTTCTTTGGTGTTCTTTAGTAATAGTGTTCTTTGTGTCCTGTTTACCGCTAACGGGTTTCACCGTATCGGGGTTTTGGAAGGGGTCAGCAGTAGTCCAAACAAAGTCGGCAAAGGTTCCGTCATCGTTGTGTTCTTGCTTACCTGATCTAGTTAGGTAGCCATAGAGTTCAAGCTCTTTGACTGCCGATTTGATTGTATCCACTCCGGTCTTGTTGAACCTTGCCAAGCTGCTAACGCTCATGTTCCAACCAGGTCGGTGGCTCATTAGTTGCGTTAGTAGCCCAATGGCTTTTAGGGTCAATCGAGAATCCCTTACCCAGTCGTTAGGTATCTGGGTGAAGTGGTCATCAAAGGTGTGGTGCCCTCGAATTAGAGGCATGACGCTTCTGCTCTCTCAGCCATCAGCATCATTACTGTTGGGCTTACGACTCTGTTATCGTAGCCCTCTTTGACCAGCATTACCCAATCGCCAGGGGTCAAGCCCATAGCTCGGTAATCCATCTCTGCCATAAAGATGTTGCCGCCGTACATTGCAAGTACCTCGGCGAGTGTTTTGTTCTCCCAGTTAAACATAAAATGTGCCTTTCTCTGCTGAGTCGGCACACTATGATTAGTAAGGATGCCAACAGTTCGGTTGTTGGTATCGGCCCTTCTGAGTTATCTCAGGGGGGCCTTTTTATTTAGTTATGTTTTTACCTTAGCACCTGTTTGGTACAAGGGGCCAAACCCCAGCGGTTTGATCTAATCCTTGTGGGATTTACAGGGACCGCTCTGGGGTGTCCGGTTTGACCCTAGCATCAAAAGTATTCGATGTCGTTATTTGGCACAGGTGTCCTGTTGAAGTCGTTATCTAACAGCCACCAGCCGTCACCCATGTAAACAGGGGTAAACTCTGGCACCTGGTGTCGCTCTAGCTTCCAGCCGAATAGTCTGCCCATCTCGGCAAACCTAGCGTTGGACTCAAGCATAAAGTTGGCAGCACTGCAAAGCACAATAATGTTGCTAGGTCTGTCTAAGGCTCTACTGCCACCCATGCCTCTGTTAGCTCGATGCTGTGGGATAAGCGTGTCATCGGTAGTTCCACAATGACTGCAACACTTGTCGCGATCTATAAACTTTTGGAAGCTTTTTTTATTCATCATCTTCCCAAGGGTCGTATTTTTTAGCAGGTAGATCTAGTCCGGTGCCTCGATAGTCGGCACTAAAGCCAATGCTGCTTGTGGTTTCTATGTCACGCAACTCTGGTGCAGCTTCCTGGCAAGTGTGTTTCCTTCTCCACTCTCGGACAAGCTTGACCGGCTCAGGTTCATCGGTCCTGAACTTGGCCCCACATGAGCAGGTTTCGGCAATCACCCAAGTAGGCTACCAGCTAGGCGTGTTTCCACTGTATTTCGACATTTTTGCTGATAACTGCCATCATTGTGGCTTGGTCTGACAAGGTTTTTAGCTTGGTTCGGACTCTGTTGTATTCGGCTTTGGCTAGATCAGCCTTTAGCTTTTCCTCTACTGCCTGCAACTTAGCCACAGCTTGCCGGTCTGCCACAGTGCCAGCGTTGTTCAGGAAGGCTAAAGACACTGCCTTGTCATAAGCAGCATCGGCATCAGCCATCTTGCACTCTGCATCGTAGAGTGCGTTAGCTCCCTTGTCCATCTCGCTTGTCAGGCGTTGTAGCTCCTGGACTATGTGGCCTGGTGTAATAATTTCCATCTCTTAGCCTTCTAGCTTTCTCTCTTTGTAATCGCCATAGGTCGGTGAGGATGTCTAGCTCACCCTTCTCGTATTGCTCATGCAGACACTCTTGCACTTCGAGTATGGAACTAAGCAGAATCCTTTGAGCCTGATAGTCCATTGGCGATGTCCTTGATCTTGTCTAGCGTTGCTGTGTCAGCCCCACCAGTCTTGGCCTCGCTGTA